GGCGGTACTGAGGGCTGGTATAATCCAGTCTGGACAATGCACACTGCACTGTTGAGTACATATTTATCAAACAATGGTGTCACACTGCTAAAGACTTTGGTTTATTCAGATGACGTCTGTATTATAATTAAATGCACTAATGCATCGGATGTAGAGAAGTTGTTCCCAATGATCAAGGATACGTTTGGGCGTGCAGGAATGGTGGTCAAGACTGAACAGACATCAATTTCCAAGAATCGAGTGACACTATTGAGGAGGCATTATCACTTAGGGCACTCTGCAGATCTGACGCCTAAGAAGTTGATAGGGATGTCAAACTTTAATGAAGAATTGATATCAAGCCAATTGGAGGCAACTGTCATTGATGGAAGTATCAATGCAGCTTGCGATTATTCCAATAGATATTTTGGTATAATGCTAGTAAAATGGTATAGACTGAGTATTTTGTATTTAAAGACTCTAGATAATTACCTGTCAAGAGATGTCAACACTTACAAGAGTTTCTTTATTAAACTGTGTGGCCCCACCCTATATCAACATATACTTACAATAAACTCGAAGACCTATGAATTTTATTCGCAAGAGCTTAAAGAGCTATTGTCAAGTGCGGGTGTCACAATGCCAATTGATGCTGTTGTTTCTCTGCCTGAAGAGACAAAGAGGACCACTATAAGATATCTTGTGAGTAAAGATATTATGTTGAAGAAATTTTGCTTCTTCTGGTGCTTATTACCTCAAGGTGCTGGTGGTTTGGGTGTCAGCCTGACAGTCAATTCAACTTTGAGTTCTGGATCAGGTGGTTTTACAATGGCTCTACCTTATCTAAAGTGTCTTGTATCATATGAGCCCGGTTGCAGCAGGCCATTTAAGCTGTATTTGCGAGCACTCTACAAACACCCTAATAAGATGGATCAGGGCTGTATAACCCAGAATGAATTTGTAACATCTTGCAACATTATAACACCTGATTCTATGATGGACAACTTTATCAAAAGGGCAATGACAGCAGTTTGTAAAAATAAATTTATAAATAAAGTCTTGATAAGCAAAGAGACCTCTGATCGTGTCAAAGCTGCAGTGGTCTCATTATTACGTGATAGCTTCCATTTTAGAGTAGCCTCATTCTTGATAGAGAGATCTCCGATTGGCCTTGAGTCATACTTCATTGCAAAATTCAAGGAATCCAAGTCATTTTTGAGGAAAAGTTATGGTTATGACAAGCTAGCCAAAA